AAACTTTAAAGATGAAAAATACACTAAAACTAATTTGGGAAAACCGGAAACAGATAGTGGAGGGGATAACTAATAGTGTTATTAGAGATGAAACAGTAGAAGAAATATCTAGACTTAGATATGATATTTGTGATAGTTGTCCAAGCAAAGGTAGAAAATGTGCAGTAAAAGGAACAGCACCTTGTTGTAATGAATGTGGATGTTCACTTACATTTAAAACCAGATCACTAGCTTCAGAATGTCCTCTTGGTAAATGGCAAGCTATTAGTACAGAGGAAGAAGAACAACAATTAGAAAAACTATGAGTATAGTATTTAATGCCAAAGATCATAGCTATAAAAGCAATGATGGGTCAGAGATTAATTGGATAAGTGTTACTACACTAGTATCTCATTTTAAAAAACCTTTTGATGCAGAGAAGATTGCAAAGAAGGTATGTAAGAATAAGAGATCTAAGTGGTATGGTTTTTCACCAAAAGATATTATATCTATTTGGAATGCAGAATCAGAAAGAGCAGTTACTCTTGGAACATTCTATCATAACCAAAGAGAAGCTGACTTATGTTCTTTAGCTTCAATAGAAAGAGAAGGTGTTACAGTTCCAGTGTTTAAACCTAATGATTTAGCAAATGGAATTAAGACAGCTCCTACACAAAAATTAGAGCCAGGCGTGTATCCAGAGCATATGGTTTATCTTAAATCAGTAGGCATCTGTGGTCAGTCAGATCTCGTAGAAGTAGTTAATGGTAAAATAAACATTATTGATTACAAAACTAATAAAGAGATCAAGACTGAATCATACAAAGATTGGGAGGGAGTTTCTGAAAAGTTACTCTCTCCTGTATCTAATTTAGATGACTGTAATTTTAATCACTACTGTTTACAGCTAAGTATTTATATGTATATGATTCTAAAGCATAATCCCAAATTGCAACCTGGGAAAATATTTATTCATCATATACTATTTGAGACAGAGGGGGAAGATAGATATGGGTATCCATTAACAAGCTATGATGACAATGGTGACCCTATTGTTAAAGATGTAGTACAAATGGAGATACCTTATCTAAAAGATGAAGTAACAGCTATTATGCATTACTTGCATGATAATAAAGATAAAATTAAAAAGAAATGATTGTAAAACTATTTGACATACAGAATGGTAAAGTAATTCCCACAGAACATTGCTATACCTTGAAGGCACTTAAGATGGTTATGGATAACTATCCTGATAACTATATCAAGATATATCAGTACTTATTTTATATGACATGTCCTAATCCAGATCTTAATCCATTTTTCTATACACCGGATTTAGATAAGGAGTCTTTAATTCTGGAACAAATAGATGCAGATTTTTCTACTGAAGATGAAGATATATACATAGCATTACAGTTTTGCCAGAGAATGTATGAAACACCTACATCCAGAGCATACAAAGGTATTGCATCCATGTTAGATAGATTAGGTAGATATATGGAAACTACACCTATCACACACGGGCGGGATGGTAATATTACAGCTTTAGTAAATGCTGCTAAGAACTATGAGGCAATTAGAGCATCATTTAAAGGTGCATATAAAGATCTACAGGAAGAACAATCTAGTAGAGTAAGAGGTGGTATTGGAATGGCATATGATCAGTAATGGAGATATTTGAAAACATACCAACCTATGACAATGGAACTTGGACTGTTACAGACTTTTCTTCAAGAGAAGACTTTGCTACATTTATAAGAGACATTTTTAAAGAACCTGGTAAATATAATTTTGATGAAACTAGCTTATTATTTAATTCTGAATCAAGAACCTTTAGAGGAAATGGATATTACTGCGACTCTCCATTTAAGTCCAAAGACTTCATCAATTACTGGGATGAACAAAAGCTTAGATGTAGAAGAGGAGTTATTTACAAGTCAGGAGAAAACACTTGGTATCTTACAAGAGATTACTATATGTGGCTCAATTTCTTACCAATATTTGATAAGGAACAACAAATCTTTGACTTTGCTAAAATCAGGGATGCCCAATATCACATGGCCCTCTATGAACTATTGGCAGAGCTCAACTATAAGCATGTAGCTATTCTTAAAAAAAGGCAGATAGCTTCTTCTTATTTTCACATGGCTAAGCTATTAAACCAGATTTGGTTTGAAGCTGGGGTTACTCTGAAGATAGGAGCAAGTCTTAAAGATTATATAAATGAGAAAGGCTCATGGAAGTTCTTAGATGAATATGCTGCTTTCTTAAATGAGCATACTGCATGGTATAGGCCAATGACTCCACATAAAGTAATGATGTGGCAACAGAAGATTGAAGTAAGAAAAGGAGATAGAAAAAATGAAGTTGGTCTTAAAGGTACAATGCAAGGCATGTCATTTGAGAAAGATCCAACAAATGGTGTAGGGGGTCCAGTTAAATACTTCTTTCATGAAGAAGCTGGGATTGCACCTAAGATGGACCATACATATGAGTACATGAGACCAGCAATGAGATCTGGTTTACTTACTACAGGAGTATTTATAGCTGCAGGATCTGTGGGTGATTTATCACAATGTCTTCCACTTAAGGACATGATCTTAAATCCTACATCTAAAGATATCTATGCAGTGGAAACAGATCTAATAGATGAGAAAGGAACAACAGGTCTCTCAGGTTTGTTTATTCCTGAGCAATGGTCTATGCCTCCACACATAGATGATTATGGTAATTCACTTGTAGAAGATGCATTAGAAGCATTGGACAAACAGTTTAAACAGTGGAAGGAAGAACTTGCCCCAGAAGATTATCAGTTAAGAATCTCTCAGCATCCTAGAAATATTAGAGAGGCATTTGCCCACAGAACAGTATCTGTATTCCCACCACATCTTCTTGCTGCACAGGAAAGAAGAATAGAAGAAAAAGAATATGCTTATGAGTTCTTAGATATTTCTGCAGATGCAGAAGGAAAAGCTATAGTTACAAAAAGTAACAAAAGACCTATCATGGAATTCCCAGTTAATAAGAAAACAGAAGATAAAACTGGATGTCTAGTTGTTTGGGAAAGACCTATTGCAGATCCACAATTTGGACAGTATTATGCATCTATTGACCCTGTTGGTGAAGGAAAGACAACTACCTCAGAATCACTATGTTCCATATATATAATGAAAGCTCCAGTACAAGTAGCAAGACATACAGGTACTGAGATAGAGACATATATAGAACAAGATAAAATAGTAGCAGCTTGGTGTGGTAGATATGATGATATTAATCAAACACATAAACAATTAGAACTTATAATAGAGTGGTATAATGCTTGGGCACTAGTAGAAAATAATATCTCATTGTTTATACAGTACATGATCCAAAGAAGAAAGCAAAGGTATTTAGTTCCAAAAAGTCAGATTATGTTTCTAAAAGACTTAGGTTCTAACAACAATGTGTTTCAAGAATATGGATGGAAAAATACCGGTACATTATTTAAAGCACACTTACTAAGCTATGCTATAGAATATACTAAAGAAGAATTAGATCAAGAAGTAAAACCAGATGGTACTGTAGTAAAAACAGTTTATGGTATAGAAAGAATTCCTGATCCAATGTTAATCAAAGAGATGAGAGAATACTCAGAAGGTGTAAACGTGGATAGACTGGTTTCTTTTGCAGCATTGGTTGGGTTCATGAAAATACAACAATCTAACAGAGGTTATTTAAGAAGAGCAATAATGGATGATGCTGCTAAAAACTTGCAAAAGTCAGAAAATTTGTTTAAATTAAATAAGAGTCCGTTTAAACATATGGGGAATAAAATGATGAACAGTAGTGGAGGGTTTAAAAGATCTGCATTTAAAAATATTAAATAATAGGTTATGCAAGTATATAACGCATTACAACTTAAGAAAGGAGCTAAAACAGAACAGAATAGATTAGGTAGTATTACCCAACCATTACAGTTTTTACCTAAAAAAGATAAAACTGAAGAATGGGCTGCCTGGAACTTAGACTGGTTAGAATGGCAAGGATTAAAACAAATAAGAAGAAATGCTAGACGATTACTAAAAAACTATAAACTTGCAAAAGGAGTAATTGATAGATCTGACTATATTTTTGAAGAGGATAATGAGTATAAAGATATTATAGAGGTATTAACTAAAGAAGATGTATCAGCCCTTGAACTAAAGTTTTATCCTATTATACCCAATGTTGTTAATGTACTAGTAGCTGAATTTGCTAAAAGATCTACTAGACTTACCTATAGAGCCATTGATGATTTCTCTTACAATGAGATGCTTGAGCAAAAAAGAGGAATGGTTGAGCAAACTTTAATGGCAGATGCTGCAACTAAAATGTTAGCAGCTATGCTTGAACAAGGTTTAGATCCAAATTCAGAAGAAGCCACAAAACAACTACAGCCTGAAAACTTAAAAACTTTACCAGAGATTGAACAGTTTTTCAAAAAAGATTACCGTTCAATGGTAGAGCAGTGGGCAGAACATCAGCATAAAGTAGATGTAGAAAGATTCAGAATGGATGAACTTGAGGAAAGAGCATTTAGAGATATGCTTATTACTGATAGAGAGTTCTGGCATTTTCACATGATGGAAGATGACTATGATGTAGAATTATGGAATCCACTTTTAACATTCTATCACAAGTCTCCAGATGTTAGATATACCTCACAAGGAAACTGGGTAGGTAAAACAGATATGTACACTGTGTCAGATGTAATTGATAAATTTGGACACTTACTTACTACAGAACAACATGAGGCTTTAGAGTCTGTATATCCAATTAGATCTGCTGGATATAATATTGGGGGTCTACAAAATGATGGTTCATTCTATGATGGTACAAAAACACATGAATGGAATACTAATATGCCATCTCTTGCATATAGACAATACACATCTTTCATGTCTGGTAATGTATTAGATGGAGCAGATGTTGTTACTCAGATACTTTCTCAGGGTGAAGATTACTATGATCAAGGTACGGCATACTTACTTAGAGTAACTCAAGCATACTGGAAGTCACAAAGAAAAGTTGGACATCTTGTAAAGATCACAGAAGAAGGTGAAGTAAGTAATGATATAGTTACAGAAGACTATAAGATAACAGATAAACCAATATATGATACTAGACTCTTTAAAAATAAAACAAAAGATAATTTACTTTTTGGAGAGCATATAGATTGGATCTGGATTAATGAGGTATGGGGTGGAGTAAAAATAGGACCAAATGTACCTTCATTCTGGGGTATGAATAACCCAGGTGGATTCTCACCTATCTATATTGGTGTAAATAGAAACCACATTGGCCCACTTAAGTTTCAGTTTAAAGGAGATTCTAATTTATATGGATGTAAACTTCCTGTAGAAGGATCTGTATTCTCAGATAGAAATACTAAGTCTACTGCACTTATTGACTTAATGAAGCCATACCAGATTGGATATAACATTGTAAACAATCAGATTGCAGATATATTAATTGATGAGCTTGGTACAGTAATCATGCTTGATCAAAACTCTTTACCAAGACATTCATTAGGTGAAGATTGGGGTAAAGGTAATTATGCTAAAGCTTATGTAGCAATGAAGAATTTCCAGATTCTTCCTTTAGATACATCTATCACAAATACAGAGAATGCATTAAACTTCCAACACTTCCAAAAACTAGATCTAGAACAAACAAATAGATTAATGTCTAGGATAAATTTAGCTAACTACTTTAAACAACAAGCATATGAAGTAATTGGAGTTAACCCTCAAAGAATGGGGCAACAATTATCTCAATCAACTGCTACCGGAGTAGAACAGGCAATGCAAGCATCTTATGCTCAAACAGAAATATTCTTTATTCAGCATTGTGATTATCTAATGCCTAGGGTGCATCAGATGAGAACTGACTTAGCTCAATACTATCATTCTACTAAACCATCTGCTAGATTAACTTATATTACTTCTGCAGATGAGAAAGTAAACTTTGAAATTAACGGTACTGATCTTTTACTTAGAGATCTTAATATTGCTATTAGTACTAATGCAAACCATAGAGCTATTCTTGAGCAGTTAAAGCAAATGGCAATTCAAAATAATACTACAGGCGCATCTATTTTTGATCTAGGTAAAGTTGTTCAGTCAGACTCTATTGCTGCTCTTAATGTTGTTCTTAAGG